AATTTTGTCCTAGATCTTATATGTGTGAATATGATCCAAATAGTAGTGATAAGCTCGTAGAGTGGTAGTATGGCTGTAAGAAAGACAAAAAAAGGTGCGGCACTTAAAAGGTGGTTCAAGGAAGAGTGGAAGGACGTTTCCACGGGGAAAGCGTGTGGGCGTAGGAAGGGTGAAAAACGGAGTACTCCATATTGCCGCCCCTCCAAGCGTGTCTCTTCTAAAACTCCAAAGACCTCCAAAGAAATGACGGCAGCAGAAAAACGTAGTAGGGTTTCTCAAAAGAAAAGTCTTGGTCAGCCAGCAGGTAAGCCAAGGCGTGTAAAATCTTTGAAAAGGAAAAAGAAATGAAAGATGTTCCAGCAGGAGATAAAGGTAAAGGCTTGTCAATGTTGCCCACTCCCGTTCGCAATAAGATGGGTTTTAAAAAAAAGGGCGGCACGGTGAAAGCAAAAAAAGGTAAGTTTATGTGCGCTCCTCGTAAGTTAGAAGCTGGCGCTATGAGTATGCCTACCAGAAAGAAGTGAGATGCGTGAACTCATAGAGGAGTGGGTTCACAATGATCTGAGTGTGGTAGACCCGGACGTAGGATACGCACCTTGTCCTTTTGCTAAGAAAGCCTTGATGGATGGCAGGCTAAGAGTTGTTGAGTGTGAGGGCAGGCAAGACCTATGGAGCAAGGTGGCAGTGGAATGTAATTCATTTAGCTCTGATCACTCGGTTGTTATTTGTTTGGAAGAGGAACCAAGTCAAACATACGAAGAAGTAGAAGCTGCTTGTATAGCGATGAATGAGTGGTTTGCCCTTAATAAGTTAAATTTATGGCTATTATCTTTTCAAACTGACTTTACTATGGTTTTTATACAAAGATTGTCAGAACTGGATGATGCTAGTAAGATACTAGAGAAGACAGGGTACTATAAAAACTACAGCAAAGAAGACTACTTAAATCTAATTCTAACCAGAAGAAGGAGACGAGAAGATGATGGGTGCTAAGAAAAAAGCTATGAAGCGTAAAGGCGGCGGTAAAGTTGTAGCTAAGAAGATGATGGGCGGTGGTGCTGCTAAAAAAGCTATGAAGCGTATGCGTGGTGGTGGCGTTCAAAAGAAGATGATGCGTGGCGGTAAGGTTAGGATGAAGTAATGGCAACGTCAGGGTCCAGAGATTTTGACATTGATGTAGCAGAAATCATCGAGGAAGCATACGAAAGATGCGGCCTCGAGGTTCGTACTGGGTACGACACCACAACGGCTAGAAGGTCACTGAATCTTATGTTTGCTGATTGGGCGAACAGAGGGTTAAATCTCTGGACGGTTACTCAAGCGACACAGGCTTTAACCGCTGGCACAGCAACCTATACTTTTACTACGGCGTACACTGACATACTTGAGGTAGCTCTTCGTGACAGCAGTGGCACAGATAGAGATGTTAGCAGAATCTCTAGAAGTCAGTATCTTAGTATACCTAGTAAAACAACAACAGGAACACCCAGCCAGTTTTTCTTTAACAGGTCTACAACGCCTACAATAACCTTATGGCCCACTCCAGATAATTCTACTGACAGTCTTGTATATTACTATGTAAACAGGATTCAAGATGTAGATACTTTAGTTAACACTGCGGACACACCTTTTAGGTTCTTTCCGTGTATGGTTGCGGGTCTTGCTTATTACATTGCTATGAAAAAAGCTCCAGATAGAGTTCAATTGTTGAAAGTTGTGTACGAAGAAGAGTTCCAACGTGCAGCGGACGAGGACGAGGATCGTGTATCTTTGAAGTTGCAGCCTAGCATTCAGTATCTGAGGGTTAACTAATGGCTCGATACGCCTCTGGTAAAAAAGCATGGGGATTTTCAGACAGGTCTGGTTTTAGGTATCGCTTAGTTGATATGGTTACTGAGTGGAATGGCATGAAAGTTGGCCCCGACGAGTATGAACCCAAGCACCCACAGTTGACTCAGACGCATACGGGGTCGGACCCACAAGCATTATTTGAACCAAGACCAAGAAATGATACAATACCAGTGACGGTTAGGTTTCCGTCTTTTAGCACAGAAACTTTTGAATATGCGCTGATACCAGTAGCTGTGGGTCTTATTGGTGATGTTACTTTTGGTGGTGATGTTATAACTCCTACTGATGCAAGTGTTACGGGGGTTACCGCAACAGGTTCTGTAGGCACTGTTACAGCATCAGGCACCGGAACATCCATAGCTGCTACATATACTGTTACAGTTGCTTCTTATCTTGGAGCTAATAAGTACTATGTTGATGGAGTTAGGCAAGATACCGTTAGTTTGTCGGAGGGCAGCACTTACAGGTTCGATCAGTCCGACGGCAGTAATTCAAGTCATCCTTTAAGGCTATCAACAACTTCTGATGGCACACATGGGGGTGGCTCTCAATATACAACAGGCGTTACCACTAACGGGACTCCCGGATCTTCAGGAGCTTACACTCAAATAACTGTGGCCGTTGGAGCGCCAACCCTGTATTATTATTGCACCAACCACAGTGGTATGGGCGGACAGGCGAATACACCATGAGCTATACATACACTACATTAAAGACAGCAATCAAGGATTACACTGAGAACCAAGAAACTACTTTTGTTTCTCATTTATCAAATTTTATTACGTCTGCTGAAGAACGTATTTTTAAAACTGTTGATTTAGAATATTTTCGTAAAAACGCAACTGGAACCACTACTTCAGGAAATGAGTTTTTAGCTGTGCCAGCAGATTGGCTTGCTTCTTTTAGCCTATCCCTTGAGGTCTCGAGTTCAAAAACATTTTTACAGTTTAAAGACGTAAATTATTTACAAGAGTACAATCCCAATTCTGCCACTACAGGCACTCCGAGGTATTATGGATTGTATGATTATCAAAACTTTATGTTATCCCCTACCCCGGATGCGGCGTATACGGCAGAACTTCATTATTACTATAGACCTGACAGCCTGACTGTCAGCAGATTTAATCTTACTTTAAATAGTGTTAGCGGCACTTTTCAAACGGAGACTATCACAGGTGGTACAAGCGGCGCGACCACAACAGTTACCGATGTGGCTAATACTCCCGTGTTGGAAGTCATAATACCGAGCACTGATTTTACTGTTGGTGAAACAGTTACAGGTGCTACCAGCGGAGCTACAGGTGTCGTTGTGTCTACTTCGGCTGATACGACCAAAACTTGGTTAAGTGAAAACGCTCCAAATGCTATGTTGTATGGTGGCCTTATTGAAGCGTACACTTACATGAAGGGTGAACCAGACATTTTAAAAATATATAGTGAAAGGTTTATAGAAGCATTGAGCAGGCTAAAGGACTATGGGGAAGCACGAGAGAATACGGATGCAAATAGAAGGGGGCTACCAGACAGGGCGAGGACATGAAAATAGCAATAGTGGGTTTAGGGGGAAGCTATGCAGACTATATTTCAGCTAGAGTTTCTTCTCAAGAATTTGATGAAGTTTGGGGAATAAATTGTATAGGGGCAATCATACACGTTGACAGGACGTTTATGATGGATCCGGTTACGAGGTTTTTAAATACTGAAAACGCAGGATCACAGACTGGTGTAGCAAGGGAGTTTCTTGCCAAGAACACAAGACCGATTTACTCTTGTATTCAGCACTCAGAGTATCCGACCATTGAGTTGTACCCCCTAGAGGAGGTCGCAAAGGCTACTGGTCTATGTTACTTTAACAACACAGTTGCGTATGCCATTGCGTATGCCGTGTGGAAAAAAGTAACAAAGATATGTTTATTTGGCATAGATTTCACATATAAAAATGTAAATATGGCCGAGTCTGGAAGGGCTTGTGTAGAGTTTTGGTGTGCTACAGCCATATCAAAAGGTATAAAGATAGAGATAGCGCATCGATCTGGACTCATGGATACCAATGTCCCCGACAACGAAAAGCTATACGGGTATCACAGACTTGAGGATCCGTTAGTTCAAACGGTTGAAAATGGTAACCTGTTGATAACAAAACAATCAAAGATTGAACCTCCAGAACCTGTGGAGTCAGACCCTGTTATTTTTGGGAGACATGATAATGTTTGAAGTTAATGTTGGATCCGTAGGCTCCGTTAATGTTGTTTCGTCTAACAATGGTGGCTTATCTAATGATCAGATTGCGGACATGGCCGCAAATAAGATAATGTATATATCTGACGAAGCTCCAGAGCCTATTCGGCTACAGGCAGAAGCTTTTAAAGATAGAGTAAGAAATCTAGTGCAATACTATGTAGAGTTGGCTAGAAAGGAAGAACGTGCTACAATTTGCGCGAAGGTCCGTGAGGCGGGTCAACATCAACTAGCTGACGCTATAAGGAGACTATAATGGCAATAGCACAAGCAATGTGTACCGCATTCAAGCAAGAATTGATGTTGGGCACGCACAATTTCGCAACGAACGGTAATGCTTTTAAGCTTGCGTTGTACGCAGAGGGTAGTGGTGGAAAGTCCAACACGACTGCAACTTTGGGTGCTGCAACCACGGCATTTACCACAACAGGTGAGGTAGCTTCTAGCGGAACTTATGCAACAGGAGGCGGTGCGCTTACTAAAGTAGCTCCAACAACATCTGGAACCACTGCGTTTACTGATTTTGCGGATCTTAGCTTTACAACAGCTACCATCACTGCAATGGGTGCATTAATTTATAATGACACTAATAGTAATAAAGCTGTTGCAGTGTTGGACTTTTCTTCAAACAAAACGTCTACTTCGGGCACTTTTACTATTCAGTTTCCAACAGCAGACGCAAGTAACGCTATTATACGCATAGCGTAGTGAGTTAACCGTGGCTAATGTAACGGGTTGGGGACGCGGCACTTGGGGCCAGCTAGCTTGGAACCAAGCCATACCTGTCACTGTCACGGGTGTTTCTGCCACAGGATCTGTAGGAAATGCCACCGCAATACCATCTATTGACGGTGTAGCTACTGGTGTTGTTGCCTCTGCTTTAATTAATTCTGTCACGGTCACTGGCACAAGTGTATTTGCACCGACAGGTGTGGCTGGCACAACTGCTCTTGGTGAAGAGCAGACAAATTGTTCTGCAAATGTTGTTGGTGTTGGCGCGGTAGTCACAACAAGTCTTGGTGAAGAAGCAGTCAAAGCTTCAGCTTTGGTCGCCGTCACTGGGAATGTGGGCACCAGTGCACTTGGTTCTGGTTCTGTCGGTGCGGGAGCTTTGGTCGCTGTCACTGGTAATGTTGGCACTGGCGCAATTGGTACAGTTACGCTAGAATCCAAGTATTTAGTTACAGGGGTTACAGCGACAGTAAATACTGGTATAGTTCTTGTGTATGTAGATATTACTCCAGTGCAAACGCCTAATTGGGTTTCTGTCGCAGGAGTAACAACGAGTTGGACAGATACAACCCCAACACAAACGCCTTTGTGGACAGAGATAGCGGCGTAGGAGCAATACATGGCTAGTTCGTTTAGTACAAACCTTGGCATAGAAAAGCCAGCTACAGGTGAATTGTCTGGTAGTTGGGGCGATGTTACCAACTTTAACTTTGATATTTTTGACCGGGTGACAGGTGCGGCTGACTTAACAGCTTCAGATTTAACTACAGATCTTAACGATACGAGCAGCCTCTCCTACTTCTGGTCAGAGTAACGTGCAGACAGGAATGTTTTCCGTTATTAACCTTAAAGATAGCGGTTCTGACTTAGGCGGTACAAATGTCGTAACGATTGCGCCAAATACAGCGGCTAAATTTTTTATCATTCAAAATTCTTTAACTGGTGGTAGAAGTGCTACTATCCAACAAGGGT